AACACAGGTTTTCAGAACTTTCACAATTTAAGATTATATGCTAGAGGAGAACAAAATGTTCAAAAATATAAAGATGAGTTGTCTATTAATGGAGATTTATCTTACTTAAATTTAGACTGGAAACCAGTACCTATTATACCTAAATTTGTAGATATAGTGGTAAATGGTATTGCAGCGAAAGATTATGATATAAAAGCCTATTCCCAAGACCCTGAGTCTTTAAAGCTAAGAACAGAATATGCTTCCAATATTGTTAAAGATATGTATTCTCAAGATCTTTTAAATCAAGCCAAACAAAATACTGGTCAAGATTTTTCAAGTTCTAATATTCCAGCAGTTGACTTACCTAAGTCAAAAGAAGAATTGGAATTGCATATGCAATTAAGTTATAAGCAATCTATTGAGATCGCTGAGGAAGAAGTAATAAATACAGTTCTAGCTACAAACAAATACTTTTTAACTAAAAAAAGAGTTATTGAAGATATAACAACAATTGGTATAGGAGCTGTTAAAACAGCTTTTAATAAAGCTAATGGCGTTGTTGTTGAATATGTAGACCCTGCTAATTTAGTATATTCATATACTAATGATCCTAATTTCGAAGATATATATTATGTAGGTGAAATAAAGTCTATGACTTTAGCTGAAATAAAGAAAAGATTTCCAGATCTAACGGATGAGGAAATGGAAAAGATGGTTAGATACCCTGGTCGTGATGGTTATATAGCTAATCCCAACTATGATAACGATATGGTTCAAATATTGTTTTTTGAATATAAAACATTTATTGACCAAGTTTTTAAAATAAAACAAACTGACCAAGGATTAGAAAAAACACTGCAAAAACCAGACACATTCAATCCACCGGAAAGTGACAACTTTGATAGAGTATCAAGAAGTATTGAAGTTTTATTTAGTGGAGCAAAGGTTATGGGTGTTCCACAGATGTTAGAATGGAAACTTGCTGAGAATATGACAAGACCTACGGCAGACACTACTAAGGTGAACATGAATTATAATATTTGTGCTCCAAACTTATATCAAGGTCGTATAGAGTCTTTAGTTAGTAGATGTACTAGTTTTGCTGATATGATTCAATTAACATCGTTAAAATTACAACAAGTAATTCAAAGAATGGTTCCAGATGGGGTATTCGTTGATGTTGATGGTTTAGCCGAGGTTGATTTAGGTAATGGAACTAATTACAATCCTCAAGAAGCTTTAAATATGTACTTCCAAACTGGTAGTATAGTTGGTAGATCTTTAACTCAAGATGGAGATCCTAATAGAGGTAAGGTACCTATTCAAGAATTACAATCATCTAGTGCCAATGGTAAAATAGCATCATTAATTAATACTTATCAGTATTACTTACAAATGATAAGAGATGTGACTGGACTTAATGAAGCTAGAGATGGTAGTCAACCTGATGCTGATTCATTAGTTGGATTACAAAAAATGGCAGCAAACGCTTCTAATATAGCTACTAAACATATTTTAGATGCTGGATTATATCTAACACTTAGAACTTGTGAGAATGTCTCTTTAAGAGTGGCTGATGCTTTGGATTTCCCACTAACAGCTGATTCTTTAAAAGAAAGTATTTCAGTATACAATGTAGAAACTTTAAAAGAAATACAGAATTTAAATCTACATGATTTTGGTATATTCTTAGAGTTAGAACCAGATGATGAAGATAAAGCTCAGTTAGAACAAAATATACAAGTTGCTTTGCAAAATCAAGGAATTGATTTAGAAGACGCTATTGACATACGTCAAATAAAAAATATTAAGTTAGCAAATCAAATGCTAAAACTTAAAAGGAAAAAGAAACAAGAACAAGATCAAGCTAATCAAAAAGCAATGATTGCTGCTCAAGGTGAGGCTAATGCGAAAGCCGCTGAAGCAGCTGCAATGAATGAAGTTCAAAAGAGTCAGGCTTTAGCTGAAACTCAAATACAGATTGAACAAGCTAAATCTCAGTTTGAAATACAGAGGATGGAACAAGAAGCTGCTATTAAAAAACAACTAATGGCTGAAGAGTTTCAATATCAACTTCAACTTGCTCAAATGCAAGGTCAAGCTAAACAACAGAAAGAAGCTGAAATAGAAGATCGAAAAGATAAACGAACTAAAATACAAGCGTCTCAACAATCACAAATGATTTCACAGAGACAAAACGATACACTACCTACAGATTTTGAATCTTCAGGTAATGATAATTTGGGCGGATTTGGATTAGAACAATTTGAGCCGCAGTAAGTAATTTTTTATTAATTTTATATTATTATATTATGTCAGAAGTAAAACAAGAGGGGACTTTTAAGGTAAAACTTAAAAAGCCAAAACAACTAACGAAAAGTGATGAACCTATAAAAATAGATTTATCAAAGCCTAAAACAGAAAAAGATGCCATTCAAGAACCAAAAGCAGAGAGCGGCGTGTTACGCAAAGAACAACCCGAAGTGGAACTGCAAAGCGTGGGATCTGGAGAAAAAGATAAAGAACCCAGCCCGGTTGTTGAAATTAAAGAAGAAAAAGAAGAAGTAAAACCTATTGAAGAAATTGTTGAAGAAGAAATTCAAGAAATAGGGGAGAAACTTGATGAAAAACTTATTGCTCCTACCCCGGAAGAGGTGAGAGAAATATCAACACTACCTGAAAATATCGAAAAAGTCGTAGACTTTATGAAGGAAACAGGTGGGACATTAGAAGATTATGTTAGATTAAATGCTGACTACTCTAATGTAGATAACGATGCTCTTTTAAGAGAGTATTATAAACAAGCTAAATCCCATTTGGATTCAAGTGAAGTTAACTTCATGATTGAGGATAATTTTTCATATGATGAAGAAGTGGATGAAGAACGTGAGGTTCGTAAAAAGAAACTTGCGTATAAAGAAGAGGTTGCAAAAGCTAAAAAGCATTTGGAAGGTTTAAAAAGTAAATACTACGAGGAGATCAAGTTGAGACCCGGAGTTACTCAAGACCAGAAAAAAGCCACTGACTTTTTCAACCGTTACAATGAAGAGCAAAGCACAGCTCAACAACAGCATGAAGATTTTAAATCTGACACTAAAGATTATTTCTCTAAAGATTTCAAAGGTTTTGATATCAACGTAGGAGAAAAGAAATTTAGATATGGGATTAAAAATCCAACTGAAGTTGCAACTAGACAATCAAACGTTTCTAACGTAATTAAGAAGTTCTTAGATGACAGTGGAAATGTAAAAGATGTTAAAGGTTACCACAAAGCTATGTATGCCGCTGAAAATGTGGACACTATTGCACAACATTTTTATGAGCAAGGGAAATCCGATGCTACTAAGAATATTATTGCAAAATCCAAAAACATATCACAAGATATTAGACAATCGTCTAATACTGATGTTTTAGTTGGAGGATTAAAAGTTAAATCAATCAGTGGTCTTGATTCTTCGAAATTAAAGATTAAAACAAGAAAATTTAACAATTAAAAACACAAATTAAAATTATGGGACAAATATCTCCTGTGTTCGGAAGCGTAGTACCTTCCCAACAACAACAACTGCTAGCTCAGAATTATCTAGCTTTTAACGGTGGTGCGAATGACTTCATTCAGCAGTACTTACCTGAGGTTTACGAAGCTGAGGTAGAAAGATACGGAAATAGAACTTTAAACGGTTTCTTACGTATGGTTGGCGCTGAAATGCCAATGACGTCTGATCAAGTTATCTGGTCAGAACAAAATAGATTACACATTTCATATACAAACGTAGCATGTCCTCAAGGTGGTGGTGCGCTTAATATGATATTAAACGTTCCAACTCTTAATCAAGGAGCTGGTACAACTGCTATACAAAATGCGGTTTTTCCTAATGACACGATTGTTGTTATGGATCCTGCAACTGGGGTTACTGTAAAAGCCATTGTTAGTGCAATTGGAGCTGGAGCTGGAACTTCAACTAATGTTACTGCGTTTCCATTTTCTATCGCTGATTTTTCAGCTGCTAGTGGTGGTTTCCCAATAACTGCGGTTGGTGCTGGAACATTAAAACTGTTCGTATATGGTTCTTTATTTGCTAAAGGAACTGCTGGACCTACTAATGCTGCAGGTACTGCTGGTTCTTTCAAATCTATCGATCCTCAGTTTACTCAATTTGCTAATCAACCAATTATCATAAAAGATTCATTTGAAATCAATGGTTCTGATATGGCTCAAATCGGTTGGGTGGAAGTTGCTACTGAAGATGGTACATCAGGATACTTATGGTATCTAAAAGCTGAATCTGAAACAAGATTACGTTTTGATGACTATTTAGAAATGGCGATGGTTGAAGGCGAACTAGCTGCTGCTGCAGGTGGATTCGTAGCTAACTCAGCTGCTGTACCAGGCTTTACTGCTGCTGGTGGTAATGCTGTTGCTCATGGTACGCAAGGTCTTTTTGCTGCTGTTCAAGCAAGAGGTAACATTCTATCTGGATTTTCTGGAGGAACAGGTATCTCTGACTTTGACGAAGTACTTAAGAATCTTGATACTCAAGGAGCTATCGAAGAAAACATGCTTTTCTTAAATAGATCTTTGGATTTAGATTTTGATGATATGCTAGGGCAAATCTCTGCTGGACAAGCTGGAGGTACTG